ATCGCTGTTGTTGAGTCATAAGCCCAAGTCAGGTTTAGCGTAGGAAATGAAACAACATAGACTTCATGCCCTTCAAGTTGATAAGTCCATGAAATAGCGTCATCAATGTATTGATTCGTTAAAGTGTTTTCCACCGCATGGGTAGAAATCCGGCTTGGGATATAGCCTTTCATTTGCATTACCTGCGCCTGGCCGCGATTGTTGCGGGACACATAAGCAAAAGAATTACCAAGGCGAGAAACAGAAAACTTGGCAGCTATGCCGTGTTGGGTAGAAGTGCCTGGGATTCTTTGGAATGGGAAAGGCGAAGCGCCAACATCAACCCAAACCTCAGAGGAAACCTCACCCAATAAATAGACTTCGCGGTGATCAACGATCAAAGCCACGATGTTGTCAGGTGCGCCATCTTTGTTGGCATAACTTAACACGGGCGAAATGGGAGACAAAAGGTCAGACGCACCCCATTGCTGGCTACCTGGGTGATCGTAAACAAAATAATTATCAACAATGTCAACCGAGTTAGCGCCAGAAAACGCCCCGTCTGTTGAAGGTAGGACAGAAAAGTTGATTCCGTACATAGTGACGCCAGAACCCACCGTATTGGACTGACTGAGCGTGTATGTACCTGCGCCGCCCGTACCCGTTCCTAGCGCCTTAATGATCGTTCCAGCCGCCATGCCAGCGCCTTGGATAGTCTGACCCACGTAGATCGTGCCAGAGGCTACCGCAGAAACAGTCAGAGTCGTGCCAGAAGAAGTTGCAGTAAAAGTTGCCCCTACCGCAGCAGAATTTAATCCACGGGTTGAGACAGTCTGCGATACGTTAACCGTGTATGTGCCAACACCGCCTGACCCTGAACCTAATGCGGTAATCACAGTCTCTAGCGTGACACCTACGCCATAAACAGACTGGCCAACAGCTAACGTGCCGCTAGACATAGACGCCACGGTTAAAGTCGTTCCAGATATTGATCCTGTAAAGACAGCGTTAGCAGGGCTAGAAATACGCCATGTGTAGCGATAAGCCCCATCCACAATATAGACGTTAATGCCGTTGTCAGATATGCCAACACGCCCCGTTGAGGAATTCAGAACCCCAACCACAGCAGGAACAAGGTTAGACGTAAGGACATAAACGTAAGCCCCGCAAACCACGACCATTTGATTGCCGCCAGAGACAGTCCGCATCCCACGAACTTCTTGCGTGTTGGGCAATACTGCCTTTAGGGTTAACCCTGGAGTCGGATAAAGCGCAACGACCCCGCGAGTACCAGGTTGTTTAAGAGGATCAATTTCAGGAAAGAAATTAATGCACTCTTGTGCGTCTTGGTAAATGCTTGGTGCTTCGTAGCTTGGGCCGACAAATCCAAAGTCCATGTCATCCCTTTAAATAAAGCCGCCGGACAAAATCCAGCCCGCATCTTTTGAGCGAGTATTCATCAGCGCATCTGGGTATCGAGCAACCTGCAACGGACTCATGTTTGTGCGCTTGAGCGTAGCTTTAGCCTGTGCCGCATAGCCTTGAATCATGCCAATTTGCACTTGACTAGCCTTGCCGTACATCGGCATCAAACGCTCTGCCAGACACCAGCGTAGAGCCATTGAGTAGCCTTGTGGCAGCACAATAGAATCATGCAAACCGTTGTATCTGCTAAAAATAGTGTTAGCAAACAAGTGCATCTCACCCTGTGATGGGTTTGGCCACACAAACAGGTTTCCAGTATCAGCACCAGGATTAAAGTAAATCGCTTTAGGCCACGGGCCACTTAGCGTTTTTAAACCAATCAATTCATAGTCCTGCAAGGCCAAAACGGAAACGGCGTAATCCAAGCCACCATTCAAGATTGGCTGACCATTGGAGTTGGTGTTAATACGTACAAAAGCAGAAGTGATCTGCAATGGCTTTTCGTAGTAAGCAGTTATTGCAGTTGATGATACTGACTGACTGATGTTAAGTTTGTATGTTCCAACTTCGTTGACGTTGCCACCAGCGCCAGTTAGAAAATCAACAATCTTTGTCCCTGACGTAATTCCTGAGCCACTAAGGGTTTGCCCTTGGGAGACTGCGCCAGACGTTATTGCAGTAACAGTAAGAATGTCGCCAGAAATTGAGCCTGTAAAAGCTGCGCCAATAAAGTTAGCGGTAGAAGCAACAGGGCCAATGGTGTACTGAACTTGACCTGAAATCACAGGAAAGATGATTTCCGTGACGTTGTACACCATCATGTCTTCGTTTGACCATTGATCAATAAGATCATTCAGCATGTCAAACGCATCTTGGGCAGCGTCAGGGGTCGGTGTTTCTCCAGCTTCCAATGCGCCAATATCCTTCAATGCGCGGGAAATGATGTCAATTGGCATTGTCATGGCGTGGCCTTATACGGTGAAAGTCTGCGGCAACCAAGGGGCTGGAACAGGCTTTTTAGTCATGTTTTGTAGTTGTTCTTCTAAGCGTGATTTTATGATGTTTACGCCATTAATGGTAGAGGCATCTTCAATCCATTGGGCAATCATTTCCTCTGTTACGTCAGCAAAAGGAGTGCTTGCATTGCTATCATAAAAAGGCCAGTAGCCCTCAGTCTCCACCGTGTTGGCTTCGTCTGACATAGTGCAATGGTATTTAGCCGATGTGATTAGGCCATCATCAGCGTAAACCTCTAGAATTTTCCAAGTCATGCTTGGCCCCAAGGTGTACCAGTAGCAACAACAGGATTTTTTTGCAACTCAATGCTTTGAGCCAATGCAGCTTCGGTGGCTTCTTTGTCAACGCCATTACCCCAACACCAGTTTAGAACTTCTTGCTCTGTAACGCTGATGTAAGGGATGCTAGGAAAAGCAGGAGCAAATGAACAAGTTGAGTAAATAGAGGCTGTGTAGTCTCCATCCACCGCTAAAGCTGTCCAATGTGCAGTTGTAATAAAACCATCTGAAGTCAGATAATCAGTTTGGGTGATTGTCCAAGTAATCATGTTTTATCCTTTGAGTGCAGCTACATCAGCTTGCAGTTGGGTTATTAGAACTTGTTGTTCTTGTATCAATGACACAAGATTAGCCATGACTTCTGAGCTGGATGGCTGGATGGATTGGTAAACAGGATTGCCTTCTTCATCCACAGCATCTTTCTCACCGTGGCCCGAGTACTTGGCGACTTCCATGAATTCGTGGGCAATAAAACCTACACCTTCGCCTGAACCATCCCACCATTGCCATTTCTTAGGCTTCAATGCCATGATGAAGTCTTTAGCACCTGTCAGGGCTTGTTGGTTGTTTTTCAGTCGGTAGTCAGATGTCAGGTTGTACAAAACACCTGTTGTGCCGTTTTGAGTAATTGAGCCAATATTAGAAGCCCCATATCCAAAACCAACATAAAAATTACCTGACGATGCACCACTTGCGTGGCTAATACTGATTGTCGAATTTTGACCGTTTCCGGGGTTAACAACAATTCCACCAGTTGTAGTGCTTGAACTTGTAGTCCCCACCAGCAAGTTACCGCTAGAGTCAATACGGGCGCGTTCTGTGTTGGTGGTTCCAAAAACAATTGGGTACGCACTTTCTGCGTTAATTACTAAACCGTATGCAGCCCCACCAGTTGCAAAACCACGGTTTCCTGTGGATGAATCAGGGCCAATATAATAATTACCACCGCCATTACTAAATTGAATAAATGCAGCCCCTGTGGTTGTTGTTTTTCTATTAAGACGCAATAAACCTTCACCGTCATAAGAAACGGTAAGTACGCCAGTAGCCGTTGTATCCCCGATAACTAATTTCCCACTAGCATCCAGCGTCATTGCTTGGGTGAAGGTGATGTTAGTACCGGCTGTGCCGGACGGTGCGGTATACCATTGATGTTGACCTGAACCTGAACCAACAATATACATGTTTGCATAGTTGGTTGCGCCATACTTATAGTTTGTGCCGTTGTAATAAGCATTAGCCGTTAACCGAATGTCGTTGCCAGACCCCACCGCCCAAAGGCTATTGCCCGATTGAGTCATTTCAATTGCTTTACCAAGGCCCCAAGCACTAGGAGTAACACCCACACCCACGTTTTGTGATGTGTCAATGGTGATTGCCGTAGTTGCTGCCGACTGAATCAGCAAGTTAGTAGCAGCAGGGCTTGTCAGGGTAGACAGCGTTTGCGTACCAGTAAAAGTGTTAGCCGCTAAAGTAGCCAAGGTGCTGGAAACAGCAGGGACGTTTAGCGTGAAAGTTGATGCCGTGTTAGGGCCGACCAAGCTGACTTGACCGCCTAAAGTTGCTTGAAATACTAAGTTACCCATGATTTTTCCTTATGCGTCTTGTGCGCCAGCGAA